ACACGCGATGCTTTTCGTGAGCAACGCATTACGCCTTTGTATGAAGATGCTTTTAGGGTTGCGGGTAATAGACGTATTGATACACGCGGTATTATACAAACTGCCGAAAACATTCTTGGCGGTCGGTTAGCTGACGTGCCGTTAGGTGTGGCTACAAGAACTATACGTGATCTTACGCAGTTACAGCGCGGTGCAACATTACGCGAGTTAGATCGCGTTCGTAAGTCTGTAAATAAAGATATTGCTGCCGCACAAGCTGCCGGTAAGCCTATGGGCGATCTATACGATCTGCATGGAGCTATTGACGCCGCAGTCAGAGACAGCCGCACTATTCCAGAACAGGCTAAATCACGCTACGCACACGCATTAAATACTTACCGCGCAGAATTTATACCGCGTTACAGACAAGGTATCATCACTGACATCTTACGCACGACAAAGAAAAACCAACAGGGTTTGTTGCCAAGTGAAACAATATCTAAGTTTTTGGCAAACGAAGATAATGCTTCGCAATTTGCGCTAACCTTCGGCAACGATGCTGTCGCTCGGCAGGCTATGACATCGGGTCTTCAGGATATGGCCCGCGCAAAAGCGATTGATTTTGCGACTGGCGCAATAGATCCTGGCAAGATAGACAAATTTGTAGGTGAACGCGCACGTCAGTTAGAGATCATGGGCATCGACGCTAATGAAGTATTCGGCCCCGTTCGTGCAGAAGCGCAACGATTAATGACTGGCTTACAAGAGCTTACAGATACAGCCGCAACAGTGCGCGGATATGCGGACGCGAAAGCACTTACGACCGCTGCGCTTGGCGACAAGCGGCTTATGGGCGAACTGACGCAGCGGCTAGAAGGCCCAGCCCGCGAAGCATTTAATAAAGAAATAGTAGACCGCGCTATTAGCTTTATTGGCACCAAGAAGCCGGACGCTGCGCTAGAATATCTGCGCGAAAATAACGATACAATCCGCATGGCGATTGGCCGCGATGACTATATGCGTTTGACAAATTTAGCCGCCAATCAAAAGGCTTTAGAAGAAGTAGCTAAATCCGCGCCCATACCTGACGGTAAAATGGTTATTAAATTAGCCGACACTTTTCCACAGGAACAACTTACCGATCTTAAGGTTGTAGCGGATGAGTTAGCTCGGTTAGATAAAGCTGAAAGACTTGCTCAAGTGCGCCCAGCTCCTACCGCATTTAAAGCAGTGACTGAAGAAGCCGAAGAAGCCGGTATTCCTAGATCAGCATTTAAAGGATTTTTAGATCGTAAAGCTACGTTTATGGAGAAATTTTACTCTGCGTACCAGAATTTTGCTGACCGTAAAACATCAGCGATCATCGCCGACGCATTGATAAAAAACCCCGATAGATTTGCGGATATGATTGATCGCGCGGCTAAACGCGCGGCAGAAAAGGCTATGCCTAAACCGCCTGAATCAACTCGACGGACTTTAGGTCGGGCCGCCATCACGGGGGCTGTGTCAGTGCAAAATTCACTATACCCCGAAAACAGAAACGCGATGGCGAGATGAACAACGAATATCAAGTATTCTTTGATGTCGCCGTTGGCGTGATCGGCGTCCTGGGCGGCTGGGTATTGAATACCGTCTGGGGCGCTGTCAAAGATCTGCAAGAAGCAGATAAAGATCTAGCCGAGAAGGTCGGTCAGATCGAGGTTCTTGTGGCTGGTCGCTATATCACACGCGAAGAATTTAACACCGTGCTCAACCAAGTGTTCACGAAGCTCGACACCATACGCGACATCGTGAGCCAGAAAGCGGATAGATGAAAGAGAACTACGCGCAAGCTCTCAAACAAGTCCTTAAATATGAGGGCGGCTACGTTGACCATCCAAAAGACCCAGGTGGCCCGACGAATAAGGGCGTTACGCAAGCAGTCTATGATAGCTGGCGAAAGTCCCAAAATCTCCCGACGCAGAGCGTTCGCGCTATTGCTGATTCGGAAGTTGCGGCGATTTACAAGAACTTATATTGGGATCGTATTTCTGGAGATCTTTTGCCCGCTGGCGTTGATTTTGCTGTGTTCGACTTTGCTGTCAATTCAGGCGTAAACCGCGCAGCTAAGACCTTGCAAGCCGTTGTCGGCGTTACGCAAGACGGTGTGATCGGCCCAGCGACCATAGAAGCCACCAAGACCTACGTCGCAATGGCCGTCACAAACAAACGGCTGGCGTTTATGCAATCGCTGTCGATCTGGTCTACGTTTGGTAAAGGATGGTCTGCGCGTATCGCTGACGTTAAAGCGCAGATTAAAGCGCTATGCGGATAATCTTACTTTGCCTTTTACTGTCTGGCTGCGCGCCGGCTAAATATATTTTTCACTGCACTGTGACGCAACCTGAGAACTGTAACTAATGGATCCGCGATTGGCGTATATAGTGTACGCAGTCGCTGCCGCAGCTTCGATAGCGTATGGAGCCAAGTTGCTTTTTATGCTTGGCATCTACTTCAGGAGGACAATGGAATGATTAAGAATTGGAAGACAACTATCCCAGGAATCATCACGCTCGTTGGTGTCCTCTTCAATGCGTGGCAGACCAAGACACTTGACTGGCCTTCTTTGCAAGCCGCGTTAATTGCCATCGGTCTGATTGGCGCTAAAGATTTTAACGTCACGGGCGCATGACCACCGCAATCTTAATTGGCTTATTTTTAACGGTGCTTTACGGCGGCGTTAAAATGTTAATCGCTGACGCTTATGATCGAGGCCGGCGCGAGGAAGTCGTGCGTCGCATGGATCTTGCGGCTAAACTGAAAGCACAACAGACCAATGTCGTTATGGCCCCAAAAACCGTTGACGATACTGCTACTGATCTCGACAACGGCACTTTCTAGCTGTCAGACAGTCAGGGAAGGGTCATGCCCTCCCCTGGCTCCATACTCAGTCGCTCAACAGCGCGCTGTTGCCGCTGAACTGCGGCGGCTCCGTGGAACCGAAACGGCTCAGTTTATCATCGATTACGGCAAGCTCCGCGCGGCGTGTAGGCTTTAGCGGCTCGGTCTTAGCTGGTCTTAGCTCAGTCCGCTTCTTGTAGCCAATGTTCGCGCCTTTATCCGCCTTCTGCGCTATGTAGTCCGCAGCAAACTGCGCTGCAAACGCTTCATAGTTCATAGCGTCTACGCGGCTATCAAGATGCGTAGGGTCATTAAATGCCCGCGCATTCTTAACGCAAACCATAATAATCGCCACTTCAAACGGATGGATGTCGCGCCCCAATCGCAACGATGCCAAGTCCGCTATAAGCTGAAAATTATTCTCGATGCCGCCATAGGTCTCGCCGCGCTCGGCGATGATATCAGCGGCCTGTCTTAGAAGATCGGTAGGTGTATGCATCTTTCAACAATTCCTCTCTTTCGCGCAACACTCGCAGAATGTTGTAGCGTTGATGCAAGCGGGTCATAATAAAAGCGCGCCGCCCATTCGCGCGTTCATCCTGAAGCAGATCGTAGATCTCCTTCTCGGATAAATCGGGTAATTTCTCATTCAGTTCATGCCAGTGCATAATTCCTCCAACGCCAGTTCGGACATGGAGCGCTTGTCTCTCAGCGCTGTTTGGATCTTTTCATCGATGGTGTTAGCACAAATAATATTGTAACACCAGACATCTTTTGTTTGTCCGCTGCGATGCAAGCGCCCAATGGTTTGCTCATACAGTTCCAGCGACCACGGCAGCGACAGAAAAATAATCTTGTTGCCGCCATGCTGTAAGTTCAGTCCATGACCGGCGGATTTAGGATGTATCGCTAATAGCTCTGTTTCGCCTCTGTTCCACTTGTCCACAGCCTGTGGATCGTCCATAGTGGAGAGTTTCGGAAATAATTCTCGTAACTTAGCAAGCTCTTCCTTGTAGTTATACACAAGCAGCGTGTTGTCGTGTTGGTTCTCTTCGAGCACTTCTTTTAATAGATCAAACTTATGCGAAGCTAACCACTCCGCGCCTTCAAGACCGTATATGAATCCGCTCGCAAGTTGTTGAAGCTTCTGCGTTACAACCGCCGCTGTTGGCGCTGTGATGGTCTGCCCTAGCTCTAGGACAAACTCCCGCTTCATCTTGTTGTATGGCTCCATGTCCATTGTACAACGCATGTCAACGACATGTAGCTCCGGCAGCTTGTCCTTATACTCGCCAGCCTCTAGCACGTAAGTCGCCGGTTTGATCGTCGCCATTACGCTTGGCAGCGCGTTAGGCAACGGCACCCATTGCTGATATTCGCGGTTCAAACAGTAAAAATATTGTTGTAGAAACGCGCCTTTGCTGCGGCCTAGCAGTTTCTGATCAACAACCTTGCACTGGCCGAACACGTCTTCCAGGCCGTTAGACGTAAACGAACCAGTCAAGCCCCAACGTATGTGAAAATTGTCAAGGATCTTTAACAGGTGTTTAAAACGCTTGCCGCTTGGATTTTTAAGCCGCGTCAGCTCATCGAAGACGACGGCGTCAAAGCCGGTAGGATCTATTGACGGGATGTTGTCATAGTTGGTTACGACCACATCCGCTGCGCTCGCAAACGCTTCTTGGCGCTGCGCTGGCGTTCCAACAGCTACAGCGATGGGCATCTCAGGAGCCCACTTCGGCCCTTCTACAGGCCACACGTCGGTGCAGACGCGCTTGGGCGCGAGCACTAGCCAGCGCTGCACAAAGCCCTTCTCAAGCATGTCGCGCATAGCTGTTAATGTTATTGCTGTCTTTCCCGCGCCTACTGGCGCAAGGATCATGGCGCGGTCTTTACAAAACAGAAAGTCCGCTGCCTCATCTTGATAGGGTCGGAGCTTCATTTTGTATATTCAAGATCATTAACAAGTTTGACAATAAACGCTGAAAGATCTTCAGCAATCATGGCGTATCTACGATCCGCTAAAAGATTTTGAGGCCCACCTTTTGTATATTTGTTTATATATTTAAGGTCTGCCTGAACTACTTTAGCGAGGATCATTTTGGTGAATGCGTCTTGATAGTCTCTAGCGCCCATCGGTCTACTTGCTCCCTATTCCACAGACACGCGTAACGCTGATTCATACGCTTCATGTCTTGTGCAAACACTTTCTGAAGCGCCGACAACTTGCCGCCGCTCGTTTTCAATTCAATGAACCACGTCTCGCCATTTGGTAAACAAACGACGCGATCACTCACCCCACGATGTGATAGCGAATTGAATTTGTAGGCTTCTCCGTCCATAGCGCGGACGGTTTTAACCAAATATTTCTCAATTTCTGATTCGTTCATAAAAAAGTTATTGCATAAACAAAAAAAGTTGTCTAGTGTGATTCGCATAAGGGAGACATTAAATGGCACATTCTACTATCGTCGGGGGTTCTTCAGCAAAGCGCGTTATTAATTGCCCTGGCAGTGTTGCATTAGTTACCAAAGTTCCGCCGAAGCCATCGTCATCATACGCTGAAGAAGGCACGTTCCTGCATGAATGCATGGAGCGTATACTTAACGGCGAATCAATTGATACGTTTACCGACGCGACTGAGGAACAGCTCAATGAGAAATTACGGCCTGCATTCGCGGCGCTTGACGAGATCGATCCAGATGGAAAGCTTGAGTTCCAGACCGAAGTTCACGTCGCGTTTCCTGAACCATTGCAGGAAGTATTTGGGTCTTGCGACGTTGTGGGGCGTCGCGGCGATACTGCTATTATTCTTGATTGGAAGTTCGGCAGCGGAGTCTGGGTTGACGCAGAAGAAAACGACCAGCTCATGTTCTACGCAGCCGCAGCTATGCACACAGAAAGCTGCCGCTGGGCCTTTGAAGGCGTCAGCAAAATCGAATGTATCATCGTCCAGCCTCCTTACGTCAAAGTCTGGGAAACAACCCCAGGACGCATCAAAAACTTTGAGCGTGAATTGGTGCGTGCTATTCATTCTGCCATGCGTGAAGACGCCCCTCTAAAGAAGGGTGA